CTGCTTTATAGAATAACAGTTGCATAATGGAATACGTTTTACTTGAAGATGTGCCGCCCTGGTTAATTAATACTTTCTCTTTAGCATTGTAATTCTCATAAAAGACAGGAGAGGATTTAAACATTATCTATTTCATTTTCATTACTTGCTAATGGAGGAGCAGTATTGTAAATAACTGGAGCAGGGATAACTAATTCACCTTTAAAATCCATATCAATTTCCTGCTTTGGTACGCCATAGGCCGAATCCAGTATTGCCCTATAGGCAACGGTATCTTTTTGCCTGATCATCTTATCAGCCTGAATAATTGTTCCCATCTCTTCAATTGTCATTGATTTGGTAATTTCAGGATATTGCTTTTGTAACTGTTCTAAAACCTTATCAGGATATATGGCAGTCATCTCTAAAACCTTTCTTGCAATAGTTGATCGATTCTTTATGCCTACAGGCCTACCATTGACGTTTCCGCTTTGACCTTTCTCGTAAACTATCGCACCTCTTGGGGTTTCTCCTTTTTTAAATGGCATGGCCGTTACGTTTAATAATTAAATTTGCATCTAAGGATTTCATTCTATTTACAATTACATCGCAGTATTTTGGATCTAACTCCATTCCAAAGCACTTACGTTTAAGTTGGTGAGATGCTACCATTGTAGTTCCGGAACTCTGGGGTTGTTTGGATTGGACTTTATACTGGATAGTTTTATCATTTCTGATGTGTTTCTGTTAAATATCAAAGTTATAAAATAATTCCTGCAACCTCAAAACCGTTCATATTTGCTTAACTATCCCTCAAAATTACAAATTTCTTTTAACCTTTGGATTTTTACCTGCTCCCAGCTTTTCCAATTATTAAACCATCCAGCATCCTAAATGCTTTTACTAAATCTTCATCTTTATTCATCATATAATTCCAGTATAACAGTATAACACCAGTATAACAAGCCTTTGTTATAGTGTAACTATCTGACTATCAATTAGTTAACCCCCACTATAACACTATAACACGATTTTCGCGTTTTTATAAATTTATTCCTGTATAACAAATTTATATATAATAATAATAGGTTATTTTTATTATCTACTGTTTTTGTTAGAGTTGTTATACTACTTTTACAAATACGTGATTTCCTTGTTATACTGTTATACTGCTCAAAAAAATGGGTTTTTAGTATCATAAAGCTTGTTTTTAGTATAACAAGCTCTTTGTTATAGTGCTGTTATAGTGTTATAGTGCTGATTTTTGTAACTGTTTGATAATCAGAAGATTTTTTCATAATTGGCGTTTTTCTGTTCGCCTGATTTTAAAAGTAGCTGATCTTTCTTATCACTCCATCGACCTATCACAACTCTGACATATTCAGGCTTAAAGTTGAAATTTTTTGCAATTTCAATGGCTGTTTTCATGGAAAAGTTAGCAGGAAGTGACCTAAAAAAGTCCGCAAGGTTTCCAGATATCTGGTCAAGCGGTGTCAATGGTGCCAAAATTTTCATTGATTTATGCATATTACCTAAGAAGTATTCAGTTAATCTTATGGCGCGTTCCATGGCTTGATTTGATACTATTGTGCTAATATTTCTACCATCATACATCACCTGAATGATAAGGGAAAAACGTAGGCAATAATCCTGATATTTTGCGATAACTCCTTTAATGTTGTCATCTGGGGCAAAGTTGTATTTCTTGTTTTTGTTGTTAAACCATTCGGCATAAAGCTGATTAGCCTCATGTGATAAAGTATAATATCTTTGATTTTCCCTAAGTGATAATAGAGATAAAAATAAGTCCTGCATCTCGTATTTTATTACGAAAGGTATTTCATATTTTTCCCAGTCTTTCTTTTTATCGGGTTCAGGATAGCAAAATAAAAAACGATGGTAAAATCCGTTATGCTCATTTTCTTTATTGCTTAACGAATCTAATACACCCGGCTGTATGCCTCCGACTATTGAACAAAACGGATTTTCTACCTTGTTTTCATCGCGTGATATACGTTGCAATAAAACTGGAGAACCTGACCATAATTCAAGCCATTTCTGAACCTCGTCATTATCACCGTAACGGTTCATCCGTTTAAGGAATCCGCTTAACTCATCCGCTAAGATGCAGCATCCATCAGGATTATGTGATAGAATCTTAACCACCATTTCAATAGTACTATCTTTTATAAGTATCTGTTTCATTGATGGCGGTGTTGGTTCGTCTATGCCATCACCTTTCTTTTGGTTTTTGTATTCACCAAGTTTTAATTTATAGATTTCCTTTTCTGCTAGATAGTCTTTATACAGCTTTGCATCGTATGATTCAATATAACTAAACATAGTCTTTAACGATGGGCTTTTGGAAGCACCAGGAGGCGCCACCATTGCGATATAAAGTATCGGCTTAACACAATAACCATCATTAGCTATAAGTGTCGCTGAATTGCCTATAATGCTTGATACAGCACCAAGTGCCGCAGCGGCTAAATAATCATGTTGAATATGACTGTAATTTATAAAGTCAAGTATAGTATCCGGAAATATATCATACGGAAATTTCAATCTATCAACTGGGATTAACGGCTGATTGGTGACTGGTTCTTGTTCTATAATTTCAATATTTGCGCTATCGCAAATAATCTGAATCTTATCTACTGTTGAAGTCCAGTCCTTATCCTGATCGTAATAAACTAATCTTGATGGGCTTAAATTCCAGCTATGATCGTCCTTATCGGTACGAGTTCCCCAATGAGGAAAACCAGGTAATGATGAAGTAAATAGCTGAACATTTTTTGTATTAAAATAAACCTTTGCAGATAGTTTGGCTTTTGAACCTTTACGTAAATAGGCAATAAATTTGTCCTTTTTGAAATACTTATAATCCCGGTTCACAAATAATCCTATTTCGTTTAATACTAAATCAAGTGCTTCATCGGTAATATTTCTATCAAACTGCAAGCATAGGTTTTCATATTCTCTAGGATACTCAATAATAATATTTGAGCGTTCCCCAGGCACCGGGACGTACTTATCAAATGATTGAGCGCATGACATTAGGGTATCAAACTCATCATCTGTCAATTCGTCTAAATCAGTAAACTCATTGTGAAACATATTATACCCAGGTGTAGGGTCACAATAGGAAAGTGTACCACCGGTATATAAGGCAATAACCTCCTCGCCTTTAATTTCTCTAGCTAATGATACTTTGCTTTTTAGTTTCGAATATTTGATGTATACGTGATATCCAGCGTTTCTGGTTTTCTCAATACATATTTTGGAAAATATTCCATCATCCTGAGATTGAACGGCTTTCATCCAAATATCAAATACAGCTTTATCATCTGTATTTTTCAGGTCAAAGTCTATACATCCAAAAGGTGGGAATAATTTTAAAGCTATACCATTGGAAGCGGAAACATCTTTAATAAAATTTGAGAATGTACCTTCTGTATAATTTTCCGCTGTGACTTTACCATGCTCAATACAATGGGAGGTAGCTGATCTTGTTTCTGCATCCCAGATTAATGGAATAGGCTTCAAACCAAGTTTGAAAAGTTCTATAAAGTAGTCTGCATTCATATAGATTGAATTAAAGATAATGCAGCCTCTTTTAGCTTTTTAGTAAACACATTGTTATCACAAGCCCATTGAAGGTACTGTAATTCATCTTTATCGGTCATGCTATCAAGTTGCCTTCCTGCATACTTTCCAAAGTGAATTGTCAAAGGCTTGTTAGTCGATATATTTGTAAGGAATCCACCACATTTACAAGTTGCTTTATAGTGTACGTTTTTGTCAATTTTATAATCATTTACCCTGCCGCATCTTTTGCAGGTTATGTCTTTACCATTAATTCCGCATGCAATTGCATAAGCCTCATGCTCAAAATAATCCGGGTGAAATTCCCCATAAAAAAATGGAGCATACTTGCTTCCTTTGTGCATCAATACGCACCAGCAATCAACAAAATAACCATCTTGAAATGTTGGATAATCTCTAAATGTCAGATTCCCTTCAAGCAAAACAATATTAGCTTTTTTTGATGCTTCACCCGCGTATCCTTTAAGCTGATCACTTGCCGGGTATTCACAACATTTAAGGTAAAGATTATGTTCTTCGATATAGAACATAGATTTTTCTGGGTAAAATTTTGGTGTATATCCCAATTTTGTGAGATACACAAAGTACTGTTCTTCTTGCTTATTCATATTTGTTTAAAATGTAAGCTAATAAAAAAGAGGTTACCAGCCGTTCAGATTTGCGCTATCCTACTAAGCCGGTAACCTCCGTTAATATTTTATGTGTCAATTACTTAAAGCGCAATCAGTAACGACATCACTAATATACTAATTTTTCAAATAACTTTCCAGAACTTCTTTCGCTTGCTCAAAGCCTTCAGCAATCACAACTTTGTAACCTATGGATCTAAGCAAATTATGCATGGCAGCTTGTTCCTGCACGTGCTTTCTGGATGACAAAGAACCATCCTTTAAAAAGGTTCCGGAATTAATCCGCTTTAGTTCAATGAATAATCCGATGTAAGTCCCGGACTTGTGATAAACCTGCACATCCGGAAAACCCCTAAACGGATCTAAAATCAGTTTAATGTTCTGCATCTGCCCGGAAAGTTTCCCGGCAGACTGTATATCAGAACGGAATAAAAGGTTAGGGTATTGTAGTTTAATCCATTTACAGAATTGCAGCTGCACGCTCCATTCGGTTTGCTTTAGATCTGATTCCTTAACCACCTTTGCGCTTTTGCCGGAATTGTACATATTTAGGGGATCGTATTTGTTGAAGGTCATTTCCTTTTATCTTGTGCAGCCCAGCCGCGTTTCATTTCTTTTACCCATTCTTGAATATATTCTCTTTGCTCCGGGAACTTTTGCCAAAAGTACCTTTCTCGATCTAACCGGTATTTCCGTAACCAGTCCGGCTCCCGGTATGGCTTCGGCTTTGCTTTCGAACGAATTATTGGGTTCTCGATTGCTCTGCCTTGGCCATCGGTTGGGATGTGTTTTGGAGGCATTAGAATAAAGTTAAGATACTGCCTTTAACTGTTTCAACCCAAAAGTATCAGGCATGTCATTAGGACCTACACTTCCATCCTTTAAAATTCGCATAGCATCCAGCGTTAATTTATTTGCCTTTATGATTTGAGCAGCTACTCCGCTAATTGCTTTTGCCTTTTGAAATTCAATTTCCATTTTATCCGCTTTCAGGGTTTCATCGTTCAATCTTTCCAATTGAGCAAACAAGTGATCATTCAGATCAGTAATTTTATTTCGTGCCATATTCTTTGATTTTACGGTTTAGTTTTAAGTGCGTTCTTTTAGTTTTAATCAATTCAGGATGATTGATTAATATTTCATTCTTTAATTCGTGATCTACTTTCCGGGATGATGCAGCTAAATAAGTCGCAACCATTGTATCACTAAGATTTATAGGTCCCGAATTACGGTTCATGTTTTCTTCTCTGGTAATTAGTTCCCAATTATCAGCATAAGTGTTCAGCTTATTATAGGTTTTGCAGACTAAGATTAAACCTTTAGGGATAGTTCCGTTTACCTTTTCCCATTCAAATCGGTGCTTGTGTACGTACTTTCCCTTGCTGATTCTAATTTCAATATACCCATCTTTGGAGATCCGTTCTGCTCCATCGTATTTGGTGTTGTGTGGCTCATCGCCTTTCTTGAACTGTGTTTCCTGAATACATTTAATCTTTTCAGGAGACATCCATTCGGTAATTTTCTTTCCTTTATTTGAAGGTGTTTGACCTTTTTTAAATCTGGAGTTTTCCTGAAATTTCTTTGCTATCTCTGCAGGAACATTTAAGCCTAACAGTTTCAATCTCTGCCTTGCTCCGCTTTCGGATCTGCCTAAATTTTTAGACATTGTTTTTGCAGGGATTTTCAAGTAATTATCCTGCAAATATTTATCTTCTATCGGCTTAAATTTTTCAACTTTCATAATAACTCAAAATCGCATCAATTATATCATCAATTTTATACTTCATTAATGATCTTCCTCTTAGGAAGTCCATTATTATTTGTTGGTGCAGGTGATTAAACATTTGATTGCAAAACTATAATTACCGGATTTTGAACTTTGGCATAATACCAATGATTGGTAAGCCACTTGTAAAGCGATGCTTTCGGAAAGTTCATCAACCTGGCCGCTTCGGTAGGTCCCAGATTATTAGCAACTGTATATTCAATCGCCAAACCGATAACCTCGTTTGAGTACCTATGCCCATAGCGACTAACTAAAGGTCTGCCAAAGTTACCAACTGTTTGAGGTTCGTGAATGTTTTCCATTGTTAGGAGAGGTTCAACCCGGTTATTAGCCGGGTTGGTTAGATTAAAAAGGGAGATCATCCGATGCAGAACTTGCCGCAGCCGCTGGTTTAGCCGCATCAGGCATTTTAGCATTACCGAAATAGACTTTGTCATCTGGTGCATCCTTTTTGGAGTTTAGCTGAAACGATAGGACATTACCATATTGATCAGGTTCGTCATTCATCCAGACCGCGATATTTGCGTACAGCTTTCCGTTCTTTTCAGACTTGTTAAAAGCTGAATGATTCTTTTTAAATGCTTCGCTAAGATCGGTCATGCAGATAGATCCATGCATAGGTTTGTTTGCCATAATTAGATTGAGTTTAAAATTAAAGTTAAATATTGGGTTGCTTGCTTGATTTTGGTTTCCGCTTGTTCAATGTCTGCCAGCAGGTTTGCACGTTGTAATCTTATCCGCTTAAATTGATACTTTCCGGGATATTCAGGATGATAAGATACGAAATCAAACCACTCGCGCCCGGTAATTATCATATAGCCGATTATCTGCCAGTAACACTCTTTGTAATCCGCTTTTAGATCGCTTGTAAGCGAATGTACCAAATGCGCAGTAATTGTATAAGGGCATTTGATTTCGATGCCTCCATCCTCATCTATCAAACCATCAGGCGAACCGCCGAAGTTGTCTCCATAAGGAAGGTAACCCGATTGCGTAACTTTGCATCCGAAAACCTCCTCATAAATACCGATCGCAATAGGTTCGTGCATTACGCCCCAGTCTGTGTATTTACTTGAAAAATCATCTTTGGCAGGTTTGCCGGTTAGTTTTTCAGCAATGCATTCCATTACATAAGTGATTGCACCATCTGAAAGTTTCCCAGCTTCTTTGTCAGCTTTGCTTTTCGGTTCTGTCATTAATCTATGTAACTGACTGCATGAGAACCGCCCCATCCTTGATTTAAACCATTCGTCTGTGCGCTGGTTTTCGTTTTGTGTTCCAGTGATAATCATGATTGCGAAGCTTTAATATCATCCATTGGTACATCCTTAGAATACATCCCGGTAAACTCAACATCGGATCCGCCATCGGTAAACAATTTACCAAGTTTTGAAGCTGCGTTCTTTAGCGCCAAAGATTCCGCTGCCGGGGCGTTCTTTTGAATAGCATCCTGGATAATGTTTTCGATTTCTAAGGGTTTGGATCCTGACTTAAGTTGTATAGGCCAAGCACCCACGCCTGATAAATTGCGAACGCGACCGGTAATCGGATTAGTAATTGATAGCGTTCCGTACACTAAAATCGAATTGGCCATAATAGAACAGTTCTTGATTTCCCAGTCATAATCTTGAAAGATAGTAACAAGATTGTTTTTCACTCGCTCAATCGGCTGGTAGGTAATGCCTTTGTGTTCCTTTAGCCATGATTTTGGCGGTGCGGTGTTTAGCAAGGAATTTAAACTATCCATTTTTACGGATAGTCCCAGGTCTTTTACAATCGCTGGCAGGTTTGGTTTTTTGGTTTCTGTACTCATATAAAATAAAAATGCCTTACTTGGGTTTGGCGCTGGAAGTCACCGCCCCCGAAATAAGGCTCTTTAAGTTTTTAAAATCCGCTTCCAGACGGTTTACTAAATTAATAAAAATTATTGTATATCCAACATCAAAACAAACATCTCTGCTACAAATATTATAACAACTAAGATCATTGCTATAATGATAAGCCAGAAATTGTGGTTTGATTCTGGATCGTGGTCATCGTGAAAATGCATCATCTCAATATCTCCTTTGCTAACTTTAAAGCTGATTCCTGACCTTCCTGATGACAAACGCCACCAGGTTTAATTCGATTAATAATTTTAGTCCACATTCTCATTTTCAAAATTTGATTGTGGATATAATCATGCCATTGATTAAACTGATCTGAATGTAATTCACGTGAATAATGCTTTGGCATCCCATGCTCCCAAGTGATGCTTTCACCACTTGGAAGGATTGTTGATTTAATTAATAATGTTTTCATTTTCTTCGAATTGATTTAAAATTTGTGTTAACCGATAATTATCTAAATTTAAAAAATTACTCATGATAATAATAGTACCATAACTCAAATCAATTATATAACGATTGATTTTTAGTTCTTGAATGAGTGATTTTATGGCGTTCGGGTACTTTTCGCCTTCCGATTGCAATATAGCAAGTGCTTCAGGCTTTAGTCTTTCAAATAGGTTATTCATTTTCTTCATCCCTCCTCCGATCGCAATCATCATGCTGATGACATTTACATTTTTCAATTCGGGCATCGCAATATCCGCAATGCTCGGCTGATGTTTCTGTACGATTGTACAATTCATCATAATAACCGTCTAAATCCATAATATGCAAGTTTTAATCCGGAACATCCCGGTACTGCCAAATCCCCATGCCGATTAAGCTATGGGGTGACAGATTCCGCAGACTTGCGGAACTGGGGAATGTTAATTACTTGCTTTTATTGCTCCTGTTGTAATTAATTGTTTAAAAGCACCAAGTGACATTTTGTTTCCGGAAACGCCTGCACAATTTTTTTCAAGTCCTGAAGCGTGATCGCTGATGCGGATAGTAATTTCTGTTTTGCCATTATAAATAAACATGTTTGCAAAACATTTACCCTCATTCAATACCTCAACATTTAATCTAACATAGTGGGATAACCCATTTGTTAAGCACGTTTCAACATTGACGTTGCTATAACCCATTTCGTTCATCATAGCCACAACTGGAGATGTGTGATCGTATTCTGTATTAAATTGTAATTTTTTAAATGTAGTTATCATGTCTTTGTGTTTTGGTATAGTCAAATATACAACTACTTTTGATATAAAAAAATTATTTTGATATTTTTTTTCATTTTTTTTAATTCCAATAAAATTTATATATTTGTAGAAATAAATTAAAAATCATGAGTGAAAAATTAAAATCAATCCCGGTGTATCTTCCGGATGAAAAGCTTGCCGCATTAAAAGAGATAAGTAAAACTAAACGCCAGGCACGTACTCGATTAATCGAGCAAGAGCTTGACAAGTTATTTAAAAGAGAAGGGTATAATTTTAAGTGAAAGAAATGATGGAAAAGCAGACAGCAGTAGAATGGTTCTTCAGTGAA